GCCGTTCCGGCATGCTATCGACATCATTGTCGAAGAGCTTAGGGCTAATAAGATCACGTGCGAAGCTATCCATGGCGGCGTGTCCGCTACCAAGCGTACGGAAATCTTTAGCAAGTTCCAGCAGAGCAAGAACCCACACGTGCTTGTTGTGCAGCCACAGGCCGCTGCCCATGGTGTAACCCTCCATGCCGCAAACGTAGTTGTCTGGTGGGGTCCGATTACGTCCATTGAGACATACCTACAGGCAAACGCCCGAGTCCATCGCGCCGGTCAGCACCATCCTTGTACGGTTGTGCACCTGCAAGGTAGCCCGGTGGAGAAGCGCATATACAAGATGTTGAGTCAAAAGCTCGACGTACATACAAAGCTGATCGATCTGTATCGAAATGTGATGGAAGATGTCGCTTGACATTGTTCAGTTAGGCCGCATATAGTCCACAACGTAGATAAGGAGAACAATATGAGTGCAGTAACTGCGGATAAGTTAACAGCCGTATACGTTAAGATTCGGGATGCGCGTCGGGAGTTAGCCAAGAGGGACGAGGAACTCAAGGCACAACTCGATATCGTGTCTCAACAGTTGCTTGATATCTGTAAGGAGCAAGGGGCGTCCACCATACGCACCGAGCACGGTACGATCTCAAGGCGGCTCAACAAGAACTATTGGACCAGCGACTGGGATTCCTTCTTCAGATTCGTGAAGGAGAATGACGCCTTTTCGCTGTTACAACACAGGATCAACAATTCAAACATGGCTCAGTTTCTTGAGGAGAACCCCACGATGCTGCCGCCCGGATTGCAAGCTGACGTTAACCAAACAATCGTGATAGTTAAGCGATAGGAGACAATGCGATGAGTAACGAAATCATGACGATTGATTCGGCGATGCCGGATTATCTTAAGAACCTTCAGGTCGATGAAGTCACCAAGTCATTGATGGGATCCAGCGCGGGGGGCACCAAGCGCATCTCGATCCGTGGCTCCGTGTGGCGTCTCATGATGAACGGTAAGGAGCTTGCCAAGAACGAAGACCGCCATCTCAACGTGGTCATCGTCAACGCCGCACCTAAGGTTGCGCGTACGTACTACGCACAGGCTTATCAGGAAGGTGGCGACATCGCCCCGCCGGATTGCTGGTCTGCCGACGGTGAGTTCCCGGATGCCAAGTCGGTTGCTCCTCAGGCTTCACGCTGCATCGACTGTCCGCAGAACGTAGCCGGTTCTGGTTCGGGTAATACCCGCGCTTGCCGCTACAGCCGCCGCATCGCTGTCGTGCTGGCTAATGACCTGCAGGGTGATGTGTATCAGCTTACGCTGCCTTCTACGTCCGTGTTCGGTGCGGGAGAGCAGGGCAAGTGGCCGCTTGAAGCATACGGCAAGATGCTGGGCAGCCGTAACATTCCGATCACTGCGGTGGTCACCGAGATGCGGTTTGATACCAGCGTTGCTACGCCCAAGGTTACGTTCAAGGCGGTTGGCTTCCTGCAGAGCCATGAGCACGAAGCTGCGATCCGTCAGGGCCAGACCGACGCTGCCAAGCGCGCCATCACCATGACCGTTGCGGAGGTGGATAACGTCAAGCCGAAGGCACTCCCCAAGGCTGAACCCAAGGCTGAACCCAAGGTGGAAGCCGCACCTGAGGTTAAGGAAGTTGTGCCAGAGCCGGTGAAGCGTAGCAGCAAGAAGAACGAGGAGGCCGCTAGCAAGCCTGATCTGTCGAAGGTCCTTGCTGAGTGGGATGACTAATGCCGAGGCCCCGCAAGGGTAGGGGGTATACGAAGTTCACTGCACAGGACATCCTCGAAGCCAATCCGCTGATGCTTGGTGTGAAGCTAGGTCGGATATGTGTAGAGCGGGATATCCCAGTGAACGACGTATCCGAATACCTTGGGCTTAGTCGCACGACAATCTATGCGTGGTTCTTGGGTAAAACCGAGGTCTCGCAGCGATATGTTGAACAGGTTGAGAAGCTGATTGAGAAATTAGCTTAACGGTTAGATGGGCTAGGTTAGCTACCGAAAAGGGCGTCGCCGTCTCGCCCCTGCCCATTCTATTTAGACGGCAACTGAGGACGGCTATGATTTCACGTAAGGACTTTCTGACCCTTGTGCTTCCACCATTGGAGGCCGGAGAGTCCTATTGCACTGTTGGTATCAAGGAAAGCGAGGATACCAAGGACGTTAAGCAACGGTTCGTCGGTAGCATAGATGAGATCTGTGCTCACGCAGATGAGTTCGTAGCTAGTCAGCACAATGCTTTCTTCGCTATGGCTAAGTACGGTGCGGAACCCCGACGTACTACCAAGAACGCCATCGCGCTTAAATCCTTTTACATTGATCTGGACTGCGGCCCGGGCAAGCCATATGCAGATCTGATTGAGGGCACCACCGCCCTGAAGGATTTTTGCTTAGCTACTAAGCTGCCCAAGCCCACCGTGGTGAAGTCCGGTATGGGGGCCCATCTGTACTGGGCCTGTCAGGAGGCCATACCTCGTGAAGAGTGGCTGCCGCATGCGGAACGGCTTAAGGAGCTGTGTACTGAGCATGGGTTTAAGGTAGACCCGGTGGTTACCGGGGAGGCTGCGCGTATCCTGCGCATCCCAGAGACCTACCATGTTAAGGACCCCACCAATCCGATTCTGGTCGAGGTGCTCTACGCAGCCCCGGAGCTGACCCGCGCACAGGTGCAGGAGTTGCTGCCTCCCAGCGTGGACATCCTGAATAGCGCCAACCGCCCGAGCTTTACCCGCCAGCTGGACCCCCTGACATTGTCCCTTATGGGGAACAATCAGTCTCGGTTTAAGACCATCCTGACTAAATCGCTGGAGGGTACCGGCTGCGCCCAGATCGCCCGGGCGTATATCGAGCAGGATGCCCTTGAGGAGCCGTTATGGCGGGGGGCCCTGAGCATTGCTGAACGGTGCGTGGACCGGGACAAAGCCATCCACGTCATGTCTCAGAAGCACCCTGAGTACTCCCCGGAAATCACTGAGCGCAAGGCGCTGGAGACCAAGGGCCCCTACACCTGCGAGACCTTCAAGAAGCTAAACCCGGCTACCTGTGAGGGCTGCCCCCACAAGTTCACGTCCCCGATTCAGCTAGGCAAGGAAATCATCCACGCCACCGAGGAGGACAATAAGGTTCTGGGCGTCCAGAAGATCACGGATGAAGTCGAGGAAGTCCGTGAGTATGTAATTCCTACATACCCGTTCCCGTATTTCCGAGGGAAGAACGGAGGCGTTTACTACAGGACCACGAACGGCGACGGGGACGAGGTGGATGAACTGCTATTCCCGCACGACTTCTACGTTGTCCAGCGCATTACCGATCCGGAGCAGGGGGATACCCTTTGGTTTAGGTTCCACACCCCCATGGACGGGGTACGAGAGTTCCTGACTCCCACATCTGCAATCGTCTCGAAAGAGAAGTTCATGGCGATTGTGGCTGCCAAGGGCGTCGTTGTGCATGGCAAGAAGCAAGAGGTTCTTACCCAGTATGTCTCGGCAAGTATGGAAGCCCTGATGAAGAAAGAACGCGCACAACAGGCACACCGTCAGTTTGGTTGGACCGAGAATAATACGTCGATCATTTTGGGCGAGCGTGAGATCCGGGCTACCGACATCGTGTATAGCCCCCCGTCTGCTGCCACGCTGCCCAACGTGCCGTTCTTCCAAGCCAAGGGCGACTTCCACACATGGAAGAACATCGTCAATTACTACTCGACGCCGGGGCTTGAGGGCAGGGCGTTTGCGTTCTTCCTCGGGTTCGGCACCCTATTGATGCGGTTTACTGCGTTGGACGGGTACCTGCTGAACATGGTGCACCGTGTATCGGGAGGCGGTAAGACCACAATCCTGCAAGCGATCAACAGCATCTACGGTAGGCCCAAGGAGCTTTTGCTGGCACCCAAGGATACGATCAACGCCCGTATGCAGCGGCTGGGAGTTATGCAGAACTTCGCGGTCACTATGGACGAGATCACCAATCTTGAGGGACAGCAGATGTCCCAGTTGATCTACGACGTGACGTTCGGGCGCGGTAAGAACCGCATGAAGCAGCACGAGAATACCGAGCGTAATAACGCCACCAAGTTCCAGACTGGGATCATCTCCTCATCCAATAGGTATGTTTCCGACATGCTGTTGTCGGTCAAGGCGTTCCCGGACGGTGAGATGAAGCGAATCTTGGAGATCCCGATTGAGCCAGACCCGAACAACACGGACTCCACGTGGTCCCGCTCGCACTTTGAGCCGCTTATGAACAACTACGGGCATGCGATTGAGCCGTTTGCCCAAGCATTGATTGCCCAGACCCCATCGGTTGTGGACATCCTGAATAAGACCCGAGACCGTGTGGACGCCGCTGCCGGTATTAAGCAGTCCGAGCGGTACTGGGGACTTATTACGTCCCTTGCCATCACGGGCGGGTTGGTATCCAAGAAGCTCAACCTGCACGATATCCCAGTCACTCCGGTCTTTAACTTCGCCATGGACCTGATAGCCAAGGGCCGCGAGCGGAGCAAGCAGTACATGTTTAACGTGGATGAGTTCTTGGGCCTGTTTCTGGAGCGTCGGTACAACGAGATCCTCGTCATTAACGGCAACTTGGACAAGCGTACGAAGCTTGAGACCGGACCCATCAAGGAGCCACGTGGTGCGCTGTCGGCCCGGTATGAGCCTGATACCAAGATGCTTTACATCTCCAGCTCTGCGTTCACTTCTGAGATCCAGAAGAACGTCCTGAACTTCGAGGAAGTTATTGCCCCGTACAAGAAGAGCAACGCCCTCATCACGCATAGCGGGGGAGTAATTACCAGACCTAAACGCCTGTTTGCCGGTACGTCAGCGAGCAACAACGCGGCTTCCCGCTGCCTGTGGTTCGATACGACTAAGCTCTCGTCCTTCAACGAAGCTCTATTGATGAAGAACGATGCGGATCCAGACGCTCCCGATCCTGATCCGGTGGGATAAGTTTGCACCGGGTACCTCATTCTTCATCCCCTGCATAGACCGTGGGGGCATGGAGAGGGCTATACGGCAGGAGGCAGCGCGCCTAGAGCTAGACGTTATCTGCAAACAAGTTATTGAGAATGGTAAGTATGGGTTGCGGGTTTGGCGGTGCGTAGATACACTGCCCTCGCACTCTACTTCCCGAGAGGAAGTTTAGCCCCGCTCATGGCGGGGCTTTTTTTAATCCTCTTCATCCTCGAAGAACTTCTCTCTGATCTGCGGGAGAAGGTTACGGTTGAACCTCACTCCGTCAATCATGTCCTTCTCAGCCGCCTTACGGGCCTTTAGAGCTCGGCTAAGCGAGTCGCTGGTGACCTTCAGCTTCTTGGGCACAAGCTCGTTATAGGCTTCCCTACGCTCTTGGAACTCCTGCATGAGGTCGGAGTCTCCCGACACGTGCGCCATCTCGTACAGGTTCAGCAGCTTGTTACGACGCTGCAACAACTCCCGCTCATACCCCTTGGCAGCTTGGAGCTTCTCGTAGGTTATAGACAGGTCTGCCGGGGCAAAGCCGATTGTCTGCATGGCGATGTTCCATGCGTTGATGTCGGTATCAATCGGATCGCCCTTCATGGTCGTAGCACCCTCAAGCAGGTACCGGGCTCCCTTCATTCCGTTACGCATGAAGCTAGGCATCAGGGACTCCACCCCGCGCTCCACGTGCCCCTCGTTCATGGACTTGATAGCCCGCTCCACATTCACTGCATAGGTACCGGCAGGGCCAAACATCTGCTGCATCGCAGACAAGGCATAGCCGTGCTCAGCCACACCACGCGGGTCATCACGGAAGATAAGGTCCGTGGCTAGTCCGATACGGCTGGAGACTTCCATGTTTGTGAGGTAGTTCCAAGCTCCCTTGGACAACAGGTCCCCGGTCAGGTCCCGGGTGTACTCGTTAAAGTCAAACGGCTCGTCATCGTCTCCACCAAGGGCAGCGATCATGCTCCCCAGTACACTTGCGGCCCCGTAGAACGGCATGCCACGAACACCGGCAAACGCCGCAGCCATTGCGTAGGTGTAGAGAAGCTGGCGCTTGGCTATCTTACGTACCGCCTCGGACTCGCCCTTGAACGCCTGATGCCACGCGCGGGCCATGATGAACGCGCTATTCCAGTTGAACGCCTTAAACGTAAGGAATACACGCCCAAGTCCCTGCTGCATCCAGCGAGGGGAAGTCGCAGCCATGCCGGAGGTATGGGCGTCCTTGACGGTCTTAAGGGCGTAGTCTAGAGCCTCTTCGTTAGACATCTTCTTGCCGTTGATGCCGTGCTTGGTGGCAAGTTCATAAGCAGCTATGGCGGTCACGGCGCGGTTGTACCGCTCGCTCGCGGAGAACGGGATACCGATAGTCTTGGTGAACTTAGCGTACAGGCTATCTGAGGCTTCCAGCACGTCCGTAGCCGTGGAGTGCTGCAACTGGGCATGGTCATCCAGCAGCTTGTACAGCGCGGAATACTTCGGGTTCTTGCTCCAGTCGCTCATGGCGATCTTGCCAGCAGACAACAGAAGCTTACCCGTAGTGTCCATACCATGCCGACTTCCCAGCATCGGCCAGACCATCATTGGCAACGAGAAGAGGTTGTTCAGCGCGGAAGAAATATTGCCAGCGATAAACTCGAAGTAGCTCAGGCTAGTGGCTGCGCGGATCAGGGTATTGTTAGTGGGGTTCATGAAGAACTCCCGCTGCGCCATGATGTTCTCAGCCGCTGCCGTGACGGACGGATCGGTCGATTCCTTCCCCTGTTCCCGGATCTCGTTGATTGCCGTA